TAATGTTATAGTAGAACCAGCTCCTTCTCCTACTACATCATCAACAGGAACTAAAGTTAATTCATCACTTGTTACTTTTACAATTTCATAATCTTTATTGTTTGCACCGCTAGAAGTAGATGCACCACTTGCAGTAATCGTCATACCTTCAGTAAAACCTTCTGATACAAATTGCTTTGCACTATCTCTTATAAAATCATTGTGTGATGATCCTGTACCACTTGGATCGCCTTCTACAAAACTAATAGTATCACTAGCATAACTTGGCAGTATTTCTGCTACTCCTAATTCATCTGTTTGTACTGTTCCCACTACTACAGTAGCACTTGTGAATGTATCAATCTTTACATACCCATTATAAATTTTTACAAACCTTCCTACATCGGTGCTAACAAAAGTGCTAGCGGATGCAGTAAGGGTACAACTACTACCAGATCGTGCATTGGGAGTAAGGGTTGTAGTAGTAGCATTTTCATCTAAATACGGCCCATTAATAAAAGACACATCACTTATTGTCCAAGCTGTATTACTCGTTCTTGATATTTTACGAACTGGATGGCTGCTATGGGTTATGTACATTACATCGGCAGACTGGGTTACCTTGAGTTCTGGTATCTGTGCTGTGGTATAGGTAGTTGTTACTTCAACTATTCTACTAGCAGTTCCAGCAGAGCTGTAAGCTGTGTACCCGGTACTGTTTATATTCGTTGCATCAACATCCGTTAATTGAAATGTATTGGTAGTTTTACCAGCTACAATTCCTGTAACGCCATTAAGTTCTGTCATACCTACAACGCTACCTATAATCACATGATCGCCATTGTTAAACCCATGACTGCTTGCAGTAATTACAACAGGGTTTGCCTGCGTTGCACCAGATATAGTTTTACCGCTTTCAGTAACAATACCACCATCCTGATACACTCTAAAATAGTTATTACCAAACTCTAATACATAAGTATTGGCAGTTGTAGTGTTAAATTCAAAAGGTATAAGTCGTGCTGCATTAGCACTTGTTTTTACCTCATGGATAAATTTTGTTCCCGGTCTCCTAGCTGCACCACCGGCAGGATAGACTATAAAGTTCTCTAATGTTTTTGCACCATTAAAGTATCTGGTTAAATCAGTTCTACCATCAAGCCTGTCGCTTAATTCTCCTGCTGTCCAGTTAGTATATCTAGGACTGGTATAAGTCATTTAGTATCTCGAATTTATAAATGTATCTGCTTGTATCGATCCAATATCTGCACCTTCAGAATCTCCGGGCATTCCTTCGGTACTATCTACAAATCGTGCTTCTTTTAATTTTGCTTCATACAGGGAAACCATATTTGCAACTAGTGCATTACTATTGGTAATCCCATAACATATATCTGCTGCTAATCGTGCTGCAATAGATTCTACAAGTAGTGTATCGTATTCATTAGGATCGGTTACTCTTGCAATAAATTTGATCTTCATTGTCTGTTCATCGCTGACAATCGTTCTACCTTCTACCTTGTAATCAAGGTATAGTTTTTCTAAACGCAATACTCGCAGACAATACGGATCGGTAGGAAGATTATACGCATAGGTATATCCCCATGTTGGAGCAGTAGAGTTTTGAGCAAGTGTTGCTCTTCTTACCAAACAGTTCCAAGGATGCGCTCTAAAAACAGCATCTCTAACAAATGTATAACGCTGGTTTACAATCCTTGCTGCAACACTATCCTCTGTTAAAGCGTTAATGGTACTTGCACCAATATTGTTTAATGCTGAATTTGCTATATCAACTGCTGAAGTCATAATAATTCCTTTTAAGTAAAGAGGGAGTGCAAAACGCTACCCCCTCTTTTATTTTTTGTTACTCCACTACATAAGTAATAACAAACGATAGATCGCCTGCTGTATCACCAGCAGCATCGAACTTTAATCCTACATAATAGTAGCCACCGGGATCAGCAGAATCTCCTGCATCCTGCCATACCTTTTGACCTAAAAGATTAATGTTCCTTGCTTCAAAAGCAACCTCTGTACCTGTAGTAACAGCAGCTCTTAAATCTGTAATTGCGTCAGCATATACATTATCATCTTTTGCTGTAACTGTGCTACTATCTGCGACATATAAACCTACATCACAGGTATTAGTTGTTCCTGAATCAAGATCATCGTTATAAAGTTTAATACTTACAACTGAAGCATTGGTTGGAATAGGTGCAAGCATAACTGTATCAGTTGCACTTAAATCCCCTGCTGCCAACGCTATTGTGCCTTGAGCTATTCTCATAACTCCACCCAACTGATAGGAAGGGCTTTTAACAATAGGTGTTGCTTCAAAATTTGTAACTAAAGTTTGATTAACATTTGCCATGATTTACCTCCTATTCTGTACAGGCTATTTCTACTACTTTTTCTTCTTCCATACGAGTCGCCCCGATGTCCATACAGTAATAGATTTGAGTTGAGTAAGATTTGTCACTTCGCTCATCAATGCGACTCGTGATGTCTTTACCAATAGCAAGCTTGATACCATCTGAAGCAAAGGCTAGAACTTGTCTATTGCCATCGCTGTCTGTACCTAGTCTGTTACTAGTAATGAACTTAAAGCCCATGTAAGTGTCAACATCACCTTGAACTAACGCTCTCACAGTATTAAAATCTGCTGAAGCTACTTCGTTGATACCCAATAGATCTTCCATCTGATCAGGGGATACAATCATGTATCTCTGAATAGAAGGATCAACACTATTAGCATCTAGTATCTTTTTTGCAGATAATAATTTTGCTTTAGTTAATCCACCACTAGCATGAGCAACTTTTTGCCCAGATGGTAGTGATGTAGATGTTGTGCCAGCCTTACCTGTGCTAGCAGTTCCAGTCGCTGCGGTTATAATAACATCGTCAACACTTCTTCCCATTGCCATCGCTGCTGCTCTAGCATAAGAGGAAGTAGGATCTGTAAGTGTGCGTACTTTATCTGGATCATCAATAAGGTCTGCATACTCATAGGTGGCCATCGTGACCATGCGTCTAGCGTGTGGTGTTTCCATTAATGGAGTATCACCATGTCTTGAGGTTCTGACTTGTGCAGTCGCTGAACCTACTTGATCGAAAAAAGCTTTCTCACCAGTAACGCTTTCCACATCAACTGCTTCTCTTAACAGAGAACCCATCTGTTGACTTAATAATGTGATATTGCTACTAAACTGGTTTACAAAAGCTGTAGTAATTTGCGTACTCATAACGCTCTCCTTGTAAAAAAGTTAATAATATTAAGAAAACAAATTGCTACCCCGCTTTCGCAGGACACTTCTATATTTAAGGTTAATCACCTTTGGCTATCGGTGCCACCGGTAAGGGCTTTCGCTTATCTTACTTTACGATCTTCTGTAAATTCTATTCCTCTTCAGGGTGCATATACTGCATTAACTCTGTAACCTGTTGTACAGTTCTTTCATGGTCAGGATGTTTTTTATCCCAGTATGCCCCTCCATTACGAGGATCGCCACGCAAGGCGGCAATTTCCTTTTCAGCATCAGCAGGTGTGTACTGTTGATTCTGTTTATCGCCAATCATTTTATCTTCACCTAGTTTTCCTTTAATGTACGCTCCGATATTGGCTAGTGTTTTTATAAATGCAGGATCGTTTCCTAATGGTAATCCTTCCTGCGTCATTAGTTGGTCAAATTCTTTAGGAGCAAATTCTTCCAAAACATTTCTTGCTTCCTTCATTTTATTATCATACGCCTTGCCCCATTCTTTTTTAAGAGCAATCTCGGCTTCTCCTCTTTTTATCTCTAGCTGTTCTTCACTGGGTGGAGCATTGGCAGCTTGTAATTCTGCTTCCTTTGTCATGTATTCCTGAAAGATAGTATTGGCCTGTCTATCGTTGAGACCTGCTTTGTGTGCCAGTCCTCGATACCAACCCTCTATATCCTTATCTACTTTAGTGCCTTCCTTTACTTCCAGCTTATAGCCTTCTGCATTTTCAGGTTTACCCAGTTTGGTGTAGACATTGTTCCAGTCATCATCATTTGCCCATTTGCCCGGTACGGGAACTTTATCAGCTCCTACCATACTCTGTGCATGAATAGCTGTTTTAGCTAATGCTTCTACACTTTCTAAATTATGTATTAATTGATTACCTTTTATATCTTCTGGTAAGTTTGCTTTCCAATCTTCAGACGGAGCCTGCCCAGTTTCCACCGGAGCTTCCGCTACCTGTTGTTCTTCAGCCATGTCTTACTCTCCTTTCGCTTTTTCCTCTAATGGTTTAAAATCTTCTAGTTGTCTAAAAATATAGAACAAGACACCCCTAGCCCCTTGATTGTAGGCAGTAGTATCTGGTTCCCCTCTTACAAAAGTTTCTCTATCATAGAAACGCTCTCGTAAATCCTGTAGTACCTTTTGTCCTTCTTCGGACTTAAATACAAATTTATAATCGTGACCAGTCATTATTGTAACGCTTTCAAGGCAGGTGCAGCTTTACCAGCAGCTTCGGCTGTCTCTAAAGCTTGTTGCTGTTCTGCCATTTGCTGTTGCTGTTGCTGTCTTGCTTCTCGCTCCTGTGCAACCTGCTGATCGCTTTTAATGGTAGAAGCGGGAACACCTAATACTTTAATAATATATTTAGCCAGACCATCCATATCCACATAATCAAATACCATAGGATTAACCTGCGATAATGGAGCAAGCATCTCAAACAATCGCATTGCAGACTGTACATCGCCTAGTCTTTGAGCTTTGGCTAATGGTGAGATATATTCTATTTCTACACCAGTATTAGCTAAAAACTCTGGTGCAGGTGCAAACTTCTTGTTACGCACTAATACATTATAACAACGCTCTATCAAAGGCTGTAGCATCTCTGCCTGAAGCCTGCCAAGGACGGGGCCTAATAAACGCATCTTCTCCTCCGTTCTCTGGATTACTTCGGTAGCAGTCATCTGTGGCCCCTGTGACAGGATTAACTGGTCTACATAAAATGCAGATCGTATAGCATTCCTTCGCTGCTCTTCCATATTTATGCCTAACTGATTGTTTGCTCCTATATTTAATGGTTCTATTCTATCTCTGGTACCAGAACGATAATAATTTAATCCACCCGGCACAGTTCTAATCGGCATCATAAAGCCATCATCAGGAAGCATTAAAGGTGGATCTACCTGTTTCTGTGCAGAGCGGATCGTAACCTCTGCCATCTTATTGAGCATCTTTGTATCAGCTAATGCGGTCATAGCCGGAGATCTGCCATAACCACGCTCAAAAGAAGCTTTGAGGAATCTGGGGCAAACATAAGGCAGTTCATCGTACCCACTTTCCGATATGGTAATCTTATCATGTGGGTCTATATACACGCTTGCAAAAGGTTTATTCATTGTATCAAGCTGCGTAACATCGTAGGCTTCTCTGGGAAACACAGCGTGCAGTAATTCCACTTCCTTATAAGGTTCGCTCCTTGCCATATTCTGTAATCTTGGGGGCAGGTTGTCATTACCAAACATAGTGCGCATAGCAATACAGGTCATCTTAAATTTTCTATATACTGTATCTACTCTACCTTCTGCATCTTCGGCTAGGTAACATTCTGCAATATGTCTGGTACTAAAGCGTAAATCATTCTGCTCATCCTCTTCAATACTCATAACTCCTGTACCAAAGACTACTAAATCAGAATACATCTCATGGACTGCTTCAGCAAAGTTGGATCTATTAATAGAGCTATACATAACATCCGTTACACCCTCCAGCCATTCCTTTGCTTCGTCATCCCCGTCTAATTCTCTATTCTTAAAACGCAAGCTAAACCAAGCGGAACTAGGATTGGTCAACATTCCATGCAAACTTGCAGATAACATTTCCGCTGCATGAATGGCAGTACCATCAAAGACTAGTTCGGTGCGTTTATCACCAGAGGTTCGCTTTTTGGTTATATCTGCTTTTCTAGGACTTATAAAGTCTGCTAACTGTTGCCAATGAGATTCCCAATTACTCCTCTGATCGACCAAAGTTTTGAACTGGTGCATTATGGCAACTGCTTTTTTATCTTCAGCCATCTATCCTCCTAATAGGGTTTTTACAGAAGTGCTTTCTCCTGTAGCGGTTAACCCTTGCGTTCCTGTTAATATGGTAGCTTTTTCACCAGACACTTTTCTTTTCTTTTTTCTTACTGTATCATCTGCTGCTCGTACTGCTTCCTTTGGTTGTACTACAGGTGCAGGTTGTGCTTGTGGTTGTGGTGGGCCACCTCCGCCTCCAAAAAATCCACTCATCTTAATATCCTCCTAATAATGTTGGTGATGTACTAGAGGTTTCCTCTGTTGTAAGACCACTAGATCCAGTCAGCATCGTTGCCTTAACCCCTTTTCTCCTTTTTAATCTTTTCTCTTCCTTATCTATTTCTCCACGCTCTACTGGTTTAATAGCTGGTGGAGGAGGAGCCGGGGGTGGTGGAGGTGGTGTCGGTATCTTGGGACTTAAAAAACTCATAATTCACCTGTGTGTGTAAACGGGTTATAATTGCCTGATGCCGCTCTTGGCATTGGCTGGTTCCAGTTGCTTCTTTCCTTTAGGCCAACAGCTAAA